GGCTGCTAAAGCTGAGGTACGCGATAACGCGCCTGCTGCTAAAGTAGAAGCTCGCGACGCGTTTAACGCTTACTTACGTAAGGGTATGAACGGTATTAACTCAGCAGAGGCTCGCGCACTTGCAGAATTACGCGGAACTTCTACGCAGGTTACTACTAACGACGGTTTAGGTGGTTTCTTGGTACCTGAAAACTGGAGCGATTTTGTATCTGCTACCGAGTTATTTAAGTCGGACATCGAGCAAGTAGCTACAGTTATCCGCACGGCTAACGGTCAGCACTTTAATTTACCTGCCAATAATGACACGGCCGTAGTCGCTGCTATCTTAGGGGAGGGCACAGCTGAGGGCGTATCGGATATGACCTTTACTAACGTGAAGTTTGAGCCGTTTACTTACTCTTCTAAAATTGTAAAAGTATCTAACCAATTAATTAGCGATAACGCTTTTGATTTGGGCAGCTTCGTAGGTGGCCAATTAGCTAACCGTTTGAAGCGTGGTATTAACGCGCACCTAACTACTGGTACGGGTTCTTCACAGCCTCAGGGTATCGTAGCTGGATCTACTTTAGGTAAGACTGCTGCTAGCGCCACGGCTGTAACAGTGAGCGAAGTAATGGACTTATTTTATTCGGTGGATGCGAGTTATAGAAACGCTCCAGGCGCTTCGTTTATGATGAATTCTGCAACCGCCAAAGCTGTCAGAGTCCTAGGTTTCGGGAGCTCAAACGATTTTCCCGCCTATGTGCCAGGAATGACCGTAGGAGAGCCGGATATGCTATTCGGTAAGCCGGTATACATTAACGAAGATATGGACGGTATTGCTAGCGGCAAGAAAACTATTATTTTCGGTGATCTTAAGCAGTACTACGTTCACGAAGCAGGCGGCGTACAGTTACTACGTCTTTCAGAACGGTTCGCAGATGCCCTCTCGACGGGCTACATCGCCTACCGCCGTGTTGACGGTAACGTACTACAAGGCTCAGCGATTAAGCACTTAATCCAAGCGTAAGCTTAGGCAGCTAATGAAGGTTATATTTAACCAGGCAATAGCAGGGGCAGACTTCTACTACACCTCCGGGCAAGTAGTAGAGCTGCCCTCTGCGGCTGCTGCTGAGTATTTAAATGCTGGTTTCTGCGAAGTAGTAGAGGAGAAGAAGGCAGAGAAAGTAGAGAGAGCAGTAAGCAAGAAGAGCACTAAAAGAACAACCCGAAAGGCTAAGTAATGAGCTACAGTATAATTACCCCAGCAACTTTAAAAGCTTTGACCGTACAAGAGGTTAAGGATTATTTGCGCGTAGATAGCAACGCAGAGGACACCCTGCTAGGGGTACTTATAGACGCTTCTACACAAATGGCCGAGAGCTATTTAGGGAGGTTTCTTTTAACGACCGTTATAGAGGAGTTCTACGATTTTTTCCCCGTATATAAAACGGGCGTAGATCCTTTCCACGGCGACCGAAATATAATTTATTTAAGCCGCGGCCCAGTGCAAGCGGTAGCTAGCGTTAAGTATATAGACGGTAACGGCAACGAGCAGACCGTAACAGCTAGCGACTACCGCACGGATTTAGTAAGCGAGCCCTCGCGCATTATGCCTAACGAAGGCTGGCTAGGTACTAAGGACACGGTAAACGCTGTTATAATTCGCTATACCTGCGGCTATACTCAAGCCTCGGACGTACCGGCAAATATAAAAATGGCTATGCTTTTAATGATTGGCGAAATGTACGAGAAGAGAGTAGACAGCGTACACCGCTTACCTACAGCTTCCGAGTACTTGCTTAACCCTTATAGAGTTTTCCGCTTTGATTGATCCGGGTAAACTAGATAGAAGGATTACCTTAAAAAGTGCGAGCGTAAGTACGGACGGCTTCGGCCAGGCTGTACGCACCTATAGCACCTTAGCGCAGGTATGGGCTAAAGTAGATTACCGAGGAACCCCTAAAGAGGGGGAAGATACCGAGAAGCTAACGAGCTTAAATAAGGTACGCTTTACGGTACGCTACCGCAGCGACGTAGACGCCACAGTAAAGATAAGCTGGGGCGGTAAGACTTACGAAATTGAAGGCGTAAGCTTAGAGGGTAGAGAGCGCTACCTTATTATAGATACTGTACTAAGGGACTAATGGCTGTAACGGGTACTAAAAGCGGAGGCTTTTTAAACGCTAAAAAAGAGGGTATTTACTTTGAAGTAGACGGCCTAGAAAAAGCGCTAAAGAAACTAGAGAAGCTTAAAGAGATAGACCGTAAGAAAGCTAGACAGTTTAAGGCGGGTATAAAAAGAGCTGCTAGGCCTTTAGTAAAAAGTGTTAAAGCTAGTATAAAAGACAGTAACCGAAACGACGAAGGTAAAAAGGTGCGTAAGGGTTATAACGATACTGGCGAAATAACAACAAAGAAGAAGGTAAAAGAAGTTAATTATAAACCGGGTAACCTTCGCAGGTCTATAGGTTTTGTACCTTCAAGAATGAAGGGAGCGCTCGTAGGTTACGTAGGTGCTCGCTTTGGTAGTAAAGCACGTAAGACCTTCGACGGGTATTACGCAGCTATAGTAAACTACGGACTAAAAAGAGGTCGCGCTAAGGCACCTACAAAAAACACGCGTAACGTGGACTACGCGCTAAAAGGACACCAAAAAGCGAAAGCGGTAACGCAGCAGCTTTTATATAAAGAAGTACAAAACATTATAAATAAGAGCTTATACGAGCTCAGCAGATAATGAACGAAGGAAAAGCTATATACTCAATCCTAACTAGCACTAGCGCAGTAAGCGCTATCGTAGGTACTCGCGTTTACCCGCAAATAGCAGCCCAAGAGGCCGCCTTTCCTTTTGTTGTATATGTATTACAAAATGTAGACCCTAGCGACACTAAGAGCGGGGTAAGTACTTTAGACGAGGTACGCTACGATATTATAGTCGCTAGCGAAAACTACGCCCAGGCTAGCGATTTAACGGGTAAAATAAGAACCGCTTTAGATCGTTACAGCGGAACCGTAGCAGGTGTAGTTATTGATTCTATACAGTTTATAGACTTAGACGTAAATAACGACCCAGGAACGGAAACCTACCTAACGAATTCGGAGTATATAATAAGAGTTAAGCGATGAAAATAACACTAACAAAAAAAGTAACACTACCCCACGGAAAAAAGGTAGACAAAGGTCTAACTTTAGAGGTAGTAAATGAATACGGCCTAGAGCTTATAGAAGCTGGTAAGGCTGTAGAATTTGGGGCCGAGGCTCCCGTAATAATTGAAGAACAAATAAATAATCTAGATTAAAAATGGCAACTACCGGAATTATGAACGGAACCCTCTTAGGGGTATACGTAGGCAGCACTCTAATAGCTCACGCTACTGAGGGCTCTATCTCTTTATCAATGGACACGCGCGACGCGACTACAAAAAGCAGCGCAGGTACAAGAAACTTACTCGAAGCTACAAAGTCGGGTACTATCTCAGTATCTGCGCTTTACGCTGAAGATGCGGCTTACGGCGTCGATGATCTTATGACACCCTGGGCGGCACGTACTCCTATTACAGTTAAATTTTCTACCGAGGTAACGGGCGACCATTTTTGGTCTGCTTCTGCCTATATAACTTCTTTAGAAGTTAGCGCAGGTATGGAGGATAATGTAAGCTATTCAGCCACGTTTGAGCTAAGTGGCGCGATTACTTACAGCAATAACTAATAGTACAACACAAACACTTAAAGCAAATGGTTAAACACGTAGAAATAGGAGGAGTAAGCAGGCCGGTTAAATTCGGTTTCGCTGCCCTTATGGAATTTACCGAAGAGAACGGCTATACTATGGCTGACCTAGATAAATTAGGCGAGAATATGAAACTTAAGGACGCACTCTTTTTAGTGTGGTGTGGATTGAAGCACGGCGCTAGAGTAGAAAAGCAACCTTATAAACATACGATCGAAGATATAGCGGACTGGCTAGACGAAAAGCCCGAAGCTATGGAGCAGGTACTAAACGTGTTTAGCTCTAGCTTTAATTCCTCGGAAGAGGAAAAAAAGTAAACGGGGCGCCGGGTGAAGGCCCGGCAGCCCCTTTAACTTTTGACTATTACCAGGAGCTAGCTTTAGGGCAGCTTAGCTGGACGCCGGCGACCTTCTACGAAGCGACGCCTAGAGAGTTAGAGAACGCCCTTAAGGGCTTCTTTAATTTATACGAAGTAGGCCAGCAGCAAAGCTGGGAGCGTGAGAGGTGGAGTACTACGGTACTGGTAAACCTACAGCTACCAAAAAACAAAAAAGTAAAAGCTACGGATTTAGTCCGCTTCCCTTGGGAAAATAAACACAAAGGCCCAAAGCTAACAAAACAAGAAGCTAAAGCAATACTAGCAAAATGGCAAAAAGGACAATAGCGAGTACTAACATTAGCATAGGTGCAAACCTTAGCGGCCTCCAGCGAGGCCTTAAGATAGCACAGCGCAGCCTCCGTAAGTTCGGAGGGCAGGCTAAGCGTATAGGTAGTAATATTACGAGTAGTGTTACCCTACCCTTTGCCGCTGCGGGTGCTGCTGGCGTTAAGATGGCTACCGACCTAGAGGGCAGTTTTAGCAAGATAGAGAACCTCGTAGGTATTACGGGTAAGGCTCTAGACGATTTTAAGACCTCGGTAAAAAATGTAAGTAGCGAAACTGGTAAGAGCCAGCAGGAGCTAAGCGAGGCACTCTTTACGGTTAGCTCCGCAGGTTTACGCGGCGCTGAAGCTACGGAGGTTTTAGAGCGATCCGCGAAAGCCTCAGCTATTGGCTTAGGAGATACGCAACAAATAGCGCAAGCTCTTACCGGGGTTATGCAAGCTTACAGCTCTAGCGGAATGACGGCAGCGCAAGCGACCGACACTTTAACCGCTATCGTAAGAGAAGGTAACCTAGAGGCGGAAGCTTTAGCCCCTACCCTTGGTAGGGTAGTAGGTATAGCTTCCCAGCTTGGCGTAAGCTTTGAAGAGGTAGGCGCTAATATAGCAACCTTTACCCGTTTAGGTGTACCAGCCGAGGAGGCCGTAGTAGGTTTACGCGGTATTATGGCTAGCTTCTTAAAGCCTACAGCTGACGCTAAAAACGCTTTAGCTACTCTAGGAATGACTGCGGAAGACCTCCGTAACCAAGTAAGCGAGGAAGGCCTACAAGCTACCCTAGCTAATTTAATGCAAAGCTTCGAGGGTAACGACGAGGCACTTACTAGCGTCTTCGGGAACGTCCGCGCGCTATCTGCTGTACTCGGTACAGCTGGAGCGCAGGGCGAGACCTACGCCGCTGTACTAGATAATATCAGTAATAGTACTGGTATAGTAGATGAGGGCTTCGAGAATGTAAGCCAAACCTCCGGTTTTAAATTCCAGCAAACCTTAAACAGTTTACGTAACGCAGGTATAGAGCTAGGCGCTGCTTTGCTGCCAATGGTTACAAAAATAGCCGAGTTTATAACGAAAGCTATAAACAGCTTTAGAGATCTTAGCACCGAGACCAAAACGACTATACTAACCCTTACTGCTATAGTAGCGGCAAGCGGCCCTATTATGAGCGGTATAGGTTTTATAGCTACAGCGATAGGCGCACTACTTAGCCCGGTAGGGTTAATTATAGTAGGTATCGCCGGGGCTGGCTATGCTATGTATAAATTTTGGGATCAAGTTAGGCCCGTTCTTGTAGGTACTATAAATTACTTTATAGACCTCTATAACGAGAGCACTATTTTTAGGGTAGCTATACAAGGCGTTATTTTTGCATTTAAAGCTCTTTGGACTATTGGCTCTGCTATATTCGGAGCGTTTACTACACAACTAAAAGCTATAGGTAAAATACTTATAGGAGCCTTTACGTTTGATAGGTCTCTAGTAGAAGAGGGTTTAAACGATATAAAAGACGTTTCACTATCTGCTGTACAAGATATAGTAGACGGAATAAAAAAGGACTTTAGCGAGGGCTTCGACGAAGCCTTTACACCTAAAGACAAGATAGAGCTAGTAACCGAGGAAGGAGTACAGCAGGGCATCGACGATATGCTAGCCCCTATGATGAAGGCCTGGGAAGTAGCTAAATCTTTTTTTACTTTTAAAGGATTTACTCCGCCTAGTACGGATAACGACGATGGCGGCGGCGACGACGATAAAGATAAGACTAAGACTACTGAAAAAACTGTAAAGAACCTAAGTAAGCTAGGTGAAGCTTGGGGACAATACAGTACCCAAGTACAAGCCCAAAGCGAGGCAATGGCGCAAGCTATTACTGGAATGGTAGACAATGTACTAGCAGAGGGTATAATGAGATTAGGTGAGGGCCTAGTAACGGGTAAAGCTTCCTTCGAAGATTTTGGCGTATTCTTACTTTCAACCTTTGCCAGTACAGCGGAGCAGCTAGGTAAGCTCGCTATAAGTGTAGGTTTTGCCGTAGAGGGTATTAAGAAAGCCCTACAAACCTTAAACCCTGGAGTAGCTATAGCTGCGGGTATTGGTCTCTTAGCTTTAGCAGGAGCCGCGCGCGGTAGAATGAAACAAATAGCAGCAGGTAAAGAGCAGGTAAAACTGGCCAAAGGTGGGTTAGCCTACGGCGAGACCTTAGCTGTGGTCGGCGACAACCCTAACGCTAGAATGGATCCGGAAGTAATAGCCCCACTATCTAAGCTTAAGAATATGATAGGCGGAGCTGGTGGCGGTACCGTAACGGTAGTAGGTAAGCTATCCGGCCAGGACATCTTACTAAGCAGCGAAAAAGCAGGAAGAACACGAAGCAGATATAGAGGGTTTTAAATATGGGGTTAAGGTTATATAGTGAATTTCACAGCTCAACGGATAAGCTTTTTAAAGTAGAGATCCACGACAGCAGCTTTAGCGGAACCGCTGAGGCTTTTACTGTTGCGGGCGATGGGTTTACCTTAAACTACAGCGGAGAAACCGACGACATAGTAAGCCCTATTATAGGCTCTAACTGTACTATAAGCGCGTACAATAATAGCGACGCCTTCGACACGTTTATAAACCTGCTTAACAACTACCAAGAGGAGCGCTTTACAGTTCGTATATACGGCGAAGCGGATAGTATAGAAGACGGTCTAGTAATGAGTTATTACGATACCGAGCTGCCGCCGGATAACGGGTTAGTACTTTACTGGTGTGGTATTGTAATGCAGGATCTAATAACTATAGAAGATACGCATAAGCCCTACGTCTTTAGTATTACAGCTGTAGACGGTATAGGGCACCTATCTAACAAGCCTTACGAAAGCATAAACAACGTAACGCTAGAAAGCTTTATAGAGAGCGCGGTAGATGCTATAGGTATAGATAGCTTATATGCAGACGACGACTTACTGTACGCCACTAGCGTTAATATTTGGGACACTCAGCAAACCTATAGCACCTCTAACGACGTAACCACTTTAACGCGCTTTAGCGCCTTAGTATTTGCAGATAAAGAAGAAGACGGTAGCTATGTATACTCTAGCTATTTAGATATCCTTAAAGAGCTTTGTATAGCTTTTGGCGCTAGGTTCTACCAGCGCGAGGGGGTTTACTACTTCGAGCAATACCTAGAGCGTACCGTAACCACTAGAACGGTAAGCGCTTACCATAAGGACGGTACTAAAGCTTTTACTTCTACTGTTAGCGACGACGTAACCCTCGACGGTACAACCGGAGGAGGGGCACGTCTAGCAGGTAACAGCTTTAACTTCTTACCCGCACTAAAAAAAGTACAAGTTTCTTTTAACCAAGAGAGGATAAATAATTTACTAGCCACAAATTTAACTTTTTTACCTTCTACCGGTAGGC